ACCAGTTCCTGCAGTTCATCGGAATTACTGACAATCCAGTCTTGGTTTGATTTGGCTTTAGTCATTTGACTATTCTCCATTAAGATTATCGGCTTAATTGCCCACAATCTCTCAAACCAACTAGGGGTATTGTCTCATAATGATACTGTCATATAGGCTTCCGCCGTCCCCGCTACTAGTGTAGTCTTACGAGCACTCAACTTCATACCCCTGCCTGTGTATACGGATGTTGCTGGATAGGCCAGCTTGACTTGTGTCTTGGGTATCGTCACCAGTCTCAACACCGATCTTTAGGTACACGTCATCTACAGTATCTCACCAGTCATCATGTCAGGTACGGCCCCGTGTAGCGAGCAGATCATCCACTAGACTGTACTGTATCCTATGCTCCAGTGTACGACAGTAGTATTAGCCGGATGTTTTGTGTTTATCCTCTGGTCACCGCAACAATGCCAACACCAGAGTCGGACACAGCGAGACACATTCTATGTAGATTGTGCCCGTGTCCCTTGCACAGCGAGACAACACACCTATAATAGCACTATGGTTGTGTGTGTCAACTGTGCATAGCCTGTAACCTATTGAATCCAAAAGGTTTGGAAGGTACTCCGACCGGCCCCGCAGGGCAATCGAGGTTCCGGAGTCCCGTTCCTCCCCCCCATACATACAATAAAAAACCCGCACTCTCACACTCAATGGGCTATTTTGTGGTACATTAGGGTGACGTTTGGTACCCTATATGCGCTTATTAGCTACCTATTTGCGACATTACTATATTTTTTTTTGGGTTTTAGGGAGTTTGTTAACAGGATTGCTTAAAACCTTGTATATTTTGCAGCACTGTAGGGGGGTAATATGCTATAATGTATAGTATGGAATAAGACTACACTGTGATTTTGGGTCCGTGTTGGGGTACTTCCCTCTCATCGGCGTCTTAGGACGTTACCTCTCCTGCCCCTTCACGGCCCTCTTAACTAGATAGAGAGAAAGATAGAGACTAAGATATAGTAATAGTATATGTTATATATATATTATTATATTAATTATATATATTAATAATAAATATTATGTGGCAGTTAAGAATACCCTTTCCAGACGCTCCTGAGTTATGGAAGGATTGGAATTGGGTTTATAATAAGCCAGAAGCATTGGCTAATATTGATTACAAGATGAGGCAATGGAGTAAAAGTGAAGGAGGGAAGAGGTTTAAAAAACATTTTGGAGAGAGATATACCATGAAAGTTAAACTTCCTGATATAGGGGGATGAATGGCAGTTCTTGATATATTAGCTTTTCCTAATCCAAGATTAAGGAGTGAGAATTTTGATGTAGGTTTGCATGAAGAGATAGAGGGTGTTGTCAAGAATATGGCGGATACCATGTACGCCCATGAGGGTGCTGGGCTTGCTGCTCCGCAGGTAGGTATAAGGAAGAACCTCATCATCTTTGATCCTTCAGACGATATGTCAAATTTAACCACAATGGTAAACCCAAAGATAAAGGCGAAAGATGGTGAGGTTTTTACCACTGAGTATTGTTTGTCTGTGCCAGAAATGAAGGCCAGGATTAAGAGATCGAAAAATATAAAAGTAAGATATAGAGATTTGTACGGAGACACTATCACAAAGGATTTCAGTGGTATTGAGTCTATTTGTATTCAGCATGAAATAGATCATCTGAAAGGTAAATTAATAGTTGATTATATAGCATCATGAGAAAACGTCGAGGAGAGATAGTCCACAGTAGCGTATGGACTCCAAAAAATAAAACCGAGGTAAACGAGATGTTTGCCAACGGTTCTACTGTTGTAGAGATTTGCAAGTTCCTCGGCATTAATAAAAGTACGTGGTACCGCTGGTTAAAGGACCCGCGCAAGAAAGATTTCCAGGAAGCTGTCGATCTTGGAATACAGTCATCTGAAGCATACTGGATTGGAATTGGAAGAAACAACTTGGAGAACAAGTCTTTCAATACAGCTCTATATTCCTTCATGATGGTAAATAAATTTGGTTACAGGTCAGGTTACTCCAAACAGGAGAAGGACATCACCGAAACCAAAACAACTAAGATCGAAGTTAAAAAAGCTGTGGATGTGGATTCTATTATCGAGAAGCTTTTAGAAGTCGATGATGAGAAACCACAGGTCTTAAACTAGGAGGTCGTATGCCAACAGTTGGTGGAAAGAAATATGCTTATACTCCCAAGGGAATCAAGCAAGCAAAAGCTGCAAAGAAGAGAGCTGGGAAGCAAATGAGAATGGCCAAAACCCAGCGCACAGCTAGGAAGCGAGGATAGTATTATGCCAGAAGGAAGAGATATTGAAGGGGCAATGGATGCTAGAGCTGGTCGTGCAGCAGCAGAAGTAGAGGCTGCTGGTGGGATGGAGATGGGGGGAGCTGATTTAGCTGGAGCTTTAGCTGATGCTTTAGCTGGGGCTAATGTTGATGACTTTGGCACCTATGCTGTTCAGGACGCAGAAACAATGGCAACAGAGGAAGGTGATGTTGGTGCAGGTGTTGAGGCACAAGCACAAGCCGCAGCTCAAGCTGCTTATGATGATGTCATAGGCTCAGATGCTGGATTAGCGCAAGCAACTCAGTTTGCTGGTCCGCAAATGACTGCACCAGGTCAAAGTACTTCTCCATATTCTTCTGATTATGGTACGTATGCAACACCACAGGCTAGTCAATACGGGGCTATGTCTGAGTTGGGATTAACGGGTCACCAGTTTGCTCAAGGTAATCCAATTGGCTATATGGACAACGCGACTACACAACAAACGGTCGAAGATCAATTGACTGGTGGTGGCGCTGCCGCTGTAGATTCTTTTAGCAATATGCCTACTTCACCATACGGTGAAACGATGGCCACAGAAGAGTTCGATAGCCCTACTATGGGGATAGCTGGACTTCAACCAGAATCTATCGCTCATTTCTCGCAACCTAATCAAGCGAGAGTTAACGGAAGCGCAGCGTGGGCTGGACAAAATACTGCAAACTTTAATACAACCGGTTGGGATCCATCAACTAATGACCCTAGAAGTAGGCCTGGTGTATATGGTGTTGGCACGGAGGCTGCTCCAGCAAATCCAAATGAACAATTTATGGCAGATCAAGCAGCTCAGGCAGCCCCTGGAACTGACTTCTTTGGTGGTGGCCCAGATTATGTAGGCGCTCATGATGTTACTGGTGGGCTGATAACCGGTGCGGCTACTGGAGCAATTACTGCAGGAACTACTACTACAACCCCACAACTATCACAAGATGAAAATGCTGTACTACAGGATAAGGTTCATAACATAGTTCAGAAAGTTAATACTCCTGAAACTAATACAGCCGAGTATAAGCAAGTAGCACAATCAAGATTAGATATGCAAGCAACATTAGACCAGAAAGCTAAAGCTGATCCTAATGGAAATTCAGGATATCCAGGAGTATCAAATCAAGAGTTGGCTAATGCATATAGCGGGTTTGATACTACACTAGCAGCACATGCTACAATAAATGGACAAAATAGCCTAGTAAGTATGATTGCAAATAACTTACCTGGCGTAAATATGGCTAGTCAGATGCTTGGAGGTATTTCAGGTTTTCTTGTTAATAGGGGCATCTTCAATAAGGCAAGCGGTCAAGAGATAGCTGAAATGATAGGTCATAATCTAGCGGCTGGTTTAAGACCTGGGATGGATAGCCAATGGGAATCTGGCCCAAGCGATCAAGATGTACAAGGGCCACAAGAAATAAGCGCATTTATCCAGCAGCATCCGTGGGCTGCTGAATTAGATCCAAGGTATATTAAATACCTTATAGATAATCCTGCGGAACTACAGGACCTCTTGGGACAAGGCCCCGGAGGCGAATAATAAACCGGTGTAAACTATAGGAGTAACAAAATGGGTGTATCAATGATAGGTAGTCAAGTTAGAGCGATGGATAGGATGTTTGAGCGTATGATGGGTATGACGGGGCATAGAAACCCACTTATGATGGTAGATAACATGTTTGATCGTTTAGAAAGCTATACGAGAACAGCATGTATGCCAGAGGAAGGAACTGAATTTACAGTATATAGAATGGTTCCTACTACGTATAAAGCAGAAAAGAAAGAAGACGGTTCTGTTTTGTTTAAAGTAATAAGCAAAGAGGAAGGATTCTCTGATGAACTCAAGGGTCCTGATGTAAAAAAAGATGCCGATAAAGAGGTGTAAGTTATCAAGTGGTAAGAAAGGATGGAAATGGGGAAATAAAGGGAAGTGTTATGCTTCTCGCAAAAAAGCTGAGCAGCAAGCAAAGGCTGCGTATGCATCTGGATACAAAGGGAGCTAGACATGCTCCCTCGTATCTCTAAAGAATATTTCGTTGAAGGAAAAAATTCTGATGCTGCTATCCAATTTGCTCAATGGGCTCAAAACGAACAGTTTTATAAAGTTGTTGCTGCGTATGCTGACTGTCATGACGATCCTAATATTGATGATTCTTTTATCAGGACTTTGGGTCAGCTTGACAGGTATTATCTTGGCGTGTTCCTTTGTAATCGCCACGATATGTTACACCCTTGGATATATGACAGATGCAGAGAAGTAGAAAGTGATAGGGATAGAAGGCTAGACCTATGGGCTCGGTTTCATTATAAAAGCTCTATCATAACATTTCTTGGCACTATACAAGAAGTTTTATGCAATCCAAATATAACTATTGGGTTGTTGTCATTTTCAGCAAGACAGGCTAAACCGTTCTTGCGCCAGGTAATGCAGGAACTAGAAGTCAATGAAAAACTTTATAGCCTGTATCCAGACATACTCTGGGAAAAGCCTAGACAACAGGCTCCCAAGTGGGCTGAGAATGAAGGTATATGTGTTAGGAGGTCTGCTAACCCGAAGGAACAAACTGTTGAGGCCCACGGGCTTGTGGATGGCCAACCTACTGGACGACATTTTGATCTTATAATTTATGACGACGTAGTAGTTCAGGAGTCTGTTTCAACTCCAGAGCAGATATCTAAAACAACTACGCAATGGGAGTTATCCCTTAACCTTGGTTCGACACATAACCCAAGGTATCAGTATGCAGGAACAAGATACTCTTATGGAGATACTTATGGTACTATTCTCCAGAGAGCTGCAGTAAAGCCTAGGATACATACGGCAACTCATAATGGGCAAATGGATGGAATGCCTGTCTTTCTAACAGATGAAAGATGGGAGGAGATAAAGAAGACTACATCTACCTATACAGTAGCCTGCCAGCAATTGCTAAACCCAATAGCTGGTAGCGATATAGCATTCCTAGACGAATGGTGGGCGGAGTGGGAAATAAGACCTTATACAATGAATGCGTATTTAATGGTTGATCCCGCTAGCTCCAAGAAGAAAGAATCTAATAGAACTGCTATGGCCGTGGTTGGTGTAGATGCTAACTATAACAAGTATCTATTAGACGGGGTCTGTCATAGAATGAGTCTTTCAGAAAGATGGGAGACTTTAAAAAGACTAAGAATTAAATGGAAGAGAGCTCCAGGAATAAGGGAAGTTAAAACTGGATACGAGCGCTATGGCGCTCAAAGTGATATAGAACATTTCAAAGAAATGATGCGTATAGATGGAAGTTCATTTCCTATATATGAATTGAACTGGGTAGGTGGAGGGGGATCGCAATCAAAGAAAGATAGAATACAAAGATTAGAACCTGATTTAAAAGATGGTTCTTTTTTCTGGCCTTATCCGACCGATAAGAAAAGACTTACGTCGCTTCAAAGAGATGCTAAAGGTAATAAACAAGATTTTCTTATCTCTAGCAAGATAATGCGTAAAGATGAAAATGGTAAGTTATACGATTTGGTTAAGTGGGTTAAGGATAATGAGTATAGCCTTTTCCCAACGATACACCCAGACTTCTTAGATGCATTGTCTAGAATATACGATATGGATCCAACTCCACCTATAAGTAGGAGTTATAGGGTTCTAGAACCTGAAGCGGAGGCTGTTTATTAATGAAAAAAATCTTATTAATAAACCTTATTGCGTGTCTTTTTGTAGGCGCTATATGGTCTGTTAAATCTTTTGCTGGTCCGCCGGAAGGGATGGTGAAGCAAATGATCCCATTTCCAGCAATGTGCTTACCAGCCACAGTAGAGAAACATCATTTTGCTGCTCTCATGGGCGCATTAATTGAGGACTACGGTGTTCACATATCTATGACGTTCAGCGCGTCACCTTTCCAAAGCCAGCGGGTTGCAATTATTGAGAACCCAGATACTGGTTTGGCTGGTGTGTTGATTATTACAGATGAGCAAACGTGCATTGCACTTTCAGGTGAGGGTCGACAGGAATTCATCAGGCCTCCAGACCATCCAGTGGGCGCAGAGA